GAGCTGTAGCACCAAGAATGTACAAAGGTATCATTGAGTCATTGACTCGTCGTATGATTCCTTTTGCTGACTTGATTCAAATGACCCATCTTAAATTACAACAAGTTCTACAACGTGTTGTGCCAGATGGTGTGTTCATTGATGCTGATGGTATCAATGAGGTTGACTTGGGTACAGGTGGGTCTTACAACCCTGAGGATGCTCTTCGTTTGTATTTCCAAACGGGTAGCGTTATTGGACGTAGTATGACTACTGATGGTGACTTAAACCATGGTCGTATACCAATCCAAGAGTTAAACACTAATAGTGGCCAAGGTAAGATTACTGCATTAATCAATGCATACAATCAGTACATGACCATGATACGTGATGTAACAGGATTGAACGAAGCACGTGATGGCTCTACTCCTCATCCTGATGCATTGGTAGGTGTGCAAAAACTTGCTGCACTTAACTCAAACACAGCAACTCGTCATATCTTAGACGGAAGTTTATTTATTACTCGTAGATTATCTGAGGCGTTATCACTTCGTATTGCTGATATATTAGAGTACTCTGACTTTAAAGAGCAGTTTACGATGCAAATTGGTAAGTATGCTGTCGGTATCTTGGAAGAGATAAAAGACTTGTACTTATTCGACTTTGGTATCTTTATTGAGGTTGCTCCTGACGAAGAAGAGAAAGCTCAATTAGAAGCTAATATTCAAATGGCTCTACAGCGTGACCAAATAAGTTTGGAGGACGCTATTGATATCCGTCAGATGAAGAATCTTAAGTTGGCTAATGAGTTGCTTAAGATGAAGCGCAAGGATAAGCAGAAGAAAGACATGGAGAATGAGCAAGCTAAGATTCAGATGCAAACTCAAGGTAACATCCAATCTTCTCAAGCATCAGCTCAAGCAGCATTACAAAAAGTACAAGCAGAGGCTCAAGCTAAAGCACAAATTGCTCAAGCACAAATGCAGTTTGATATTCAACGTATGCAGGCTGAAGCACAGATTAAAGAACAACTTATGGCTGTTGAGTTTAACTATAACATGCAACTTAAAGGCATGGAGGTTAGTCAAATCAAACAGCTAGATATGGATAAAGAGAAAGCTAAAGATGATCGCACAAAACTTCAAGCTACTCAACAATCTAAGTTAATTGAACAACGTCAAAAAGACCTTCCAGCAATGAACTTCGAGAGCGAAGAAGATTCGTTGGATGGCTTCAACTTGGAGCAATTTAACCCAAGATAATTTTTATTATTACTTTTGTGCAACTAAATTAAATTAAATGGATAATATTCAAGTAAAACTTGTAGACTTTGAAGAAAAGTCTGTGCAAGAAATCGAGCAAAAGTTGCTTGATGAGCACGAACAAAAAATGGCTGAACCTACGGAGCCTGTTGTAGAAACACCTGTAGAGCCTGTTATTGAGTCACCTCAGTTTGGTGACAACGACGTTCTTTCATATTTGAAAACAAAATTCAACAAGGAGGTTAACTCTTTGGATGAATTATTTGTAGAAAAGCCACAGCCGCAACAGGAAGTTCTTCCTGAAGATGTAGATGCTTTCTTTAAATTCAAGAAAGAGACAGGGCGTGGTTTAGAAGATTTCTATCGTGTTAACCAAGATTTTTCTAAGGTTAACCCAGAAAGACTTCTTGCTGACTACATGCGTGAGATTAATCCTGATTTTGATGATGAGGATATTGCTTTTGAGTACGAATCTAAATTCTCTTATGATGAGGACTTAGATGACGAGAAAGAAATCAAGCGTAAGAAGTTAGCACTTAAAAAAGAACTTGGCAAGGCTGCAAAGTACTTTGAAGAGCAAAAGGAAAAATACAAAGCTCCCCTTGAGTCGAGGATGGAGTACTCAATTCCTGATGAAGACAAAGTTGCTTTGGAATCTTACAAGCAATACATGAGCCAATCTACTGCTATGCAGCAAGAGCAGGCTAAAAAGTCGGAGTACTTTTTAAATAAGACAAACGAATTATTCTCTGATGAATTCAAAGGTTTTGATTTCAAAGTTGGAGATAAAGAAGTTTCTTATAAACCGGGAACTCCAGAGCAGCTGAAAGCTCAACAAACAGACATTTCCAAATTCTTCACAAATTTTGTTGATGAAAATGGATTCATTAAGGATGCTAAACAGTATCACAAAACAATTGCTGCGGCAATGAACCCTGATGCAATGGCCAAATTCTTTTATGATATGGGCAAAGCAGATGCGATTGATGATTCAGTTCGTCAAAGTAAGAACATCGATATGAGCGTTAGAAATGCTCCACAAAATATCGAAAAAGGTGGGTTTAAAGTAACAGCATTGGATAGTGACCATGGTAACAGACTTAAGATTAAATCTTTAAAAAACTAAAACCAAAAAACAAAAACAATGGCTGGATCAGTTCAAGCTACCCCGGGCTTTCAATTAGAGCCCTCAGCGGTAAAGGCAACATTGCCTACAAACTACATTACTAACTTCGACTTCTTAAACCAGTATCTTCCAGATACATACGAGGCTGAATTCGAGCGTTATGGTAATCGTTCTATTGCATCTTTCTTACGTATGGTAGGTGCAGAATTACCTTCTAACTCTGACTTAATTAAGTGGGCAGAGCAAGGTCGTTTACACACTAAGTATGTAAACTGTACTTCAGCTGCTGCTGCAGGACAAGATACAGCTGTGTGGACTGTTGAAGATGCAGATGTAACTGTTAACTTCCGTGTTAACCAAACTGTATTCTTATCTGCTAACGCTGGTTCTGCTTCTGATAAAGCGGTTATCACTGCAGTAGATACAACTGCTAACACTTTCACTGTGGCTTACTATGCTGCTTCAGGACAATCAATCGCTGTAGATACTGCTTCTACTGCTTTCGTTTACGGTTCTGAATTCACTAAGGGTTCATTAGGAATGGAAGGTTCTTTAGAGTCTCAAGACTTATTCTTCGAGAACAAGCCAATCATCATCAAAGACAAGTACACTGTGTCTGGTTCTGATATGGCTCAAATCGGATGGGTTGAAGTAACTTCTGAGAATGGTGCTACTGGTTACTTATGGTACATCAAATCTGAGCACGAGACTCGTTTACGTTTCGAAGATTACTTAGAGATGTCAATGGTTGAAGGTGTTCCTGCAGAAGCTGGTTCAGCTGCTGCTACTTACTTAACTGTTGCTTCTTCTCAAGTACAACCTGGTGCTGCTGGTACTCAAGGTTTGTTCAATGCAGTTGCAGAGCGTGGAAACGTTTGGGCAGGTGGTAACCCAACTACTTTGTCTGACTTCGATTCTATCATCCAACGTCTTGACAAGCAAGGAGCAATCCAAGAGAACGTTATCTTCTTAAACCGTAAGTTTGGTTTCGATATCGACGATATGTTGGCATCTCAAAACTCTTATGGTTCAGGTGGTACTTCTTACGGTTTGTTCGACAACAGCGAGCAAATGGCGTTAAACTTAGGTTTCACAGGCTTTAAGCGTGGATACGATTTCTACAAGACTGACTGGAAATACTTAAACGATGCAACTACTCGTGGTGGAATCGTAGGTGGAGCTATCAACGGTATCTTGGTACCTGCAGGTTCTACTAACGTATACGATCAAATCTTAGGAAAGAATGCTAAGCGTCCGTTCTTACACGTACGTTACCGTGCTTCTGAAACTGAAGATCGTCGTTACAAAACTTGGATCACTGGTTCTGCTGGTGGTGCTCAAACAAGTTCTTTAGATGCAATGGAGGTTAACTTCTTATCTGAGCGTGCTTTATGTACTCTTGGTGCGAACAACTTCTTCTTGTTCGAGAACTAGTAAACTTAGGGGGAGGCTTCGGTCTCCCCTTATTTAATTTTGTTTAAATTTTAAAATCAAATATAATGTCAACTCAGAAAGAATTAAAGGACAAGGTCTATGTCCTTAAAAGAAAAACATTCCCTATCAGCTTTATGCTTGCTAGTAGAAATACTAGAAACAAATCATTACTTTATTTTGATAGTTCAAAAGGTCTTAACAGAGCTTTACGCTATGCAGTTAACCAAAAGTCTCCATTTGAAGATGAGCAAGACGGTAACTTCATTTTAGAGCCAATCATCTTTGAAGATGGTTTGTTAGCTGTAAATAAATACAATCAAGTATTACAACAATTCTTAGAATTCCACCCAGACAATGGTGTGTTATTTGAAGAGGTTGATACTCAAAGAGATGCAAACAATCAGATTGAGGTTATGTACTCTCAATTAGATGCACAACTTGCTGCACGTGATTTAGATATCAATACTGCAGATGCATTAGGACGTGTGTTATTAGGTGCACGTGTTGATCGTTTAACTACAGAGGAATTGAGACGTGATTTAATTTTATATGCACGTAATCATCCTTATGATTTCATGAACATGTTAAATGACCCTGAGCTCAAGTTAAATGATATCGCAGCTAAAGCATTGCAAGATGGTACGTTTGTATTGAAGAATAAGAAACGTGACATCTTCTTTAACCTGCCCGACAATAAGAGTAAGTTAATGGGCGTTCCATTTGGAGAAGACCCAACCAAACTACTTGCGTCATGGCTCCAAAGCAATGATGGTTTAGATATCTACGAGTTACTATCTAAAAAATATCGCTAAATTAAGAGGGCACATCTAGTGCCCTTTTTTTATTATCTTTGTCATTATGATAAATTCCGTACGAAATACTGTCCTAAATATTATCAATAAGGATAATAATGGGTTTATTACACCAGAAGAATTCAACAGTTTTCC